GTGGATATCCGTCACCAAATAAGTATCCGCTATAACCTGTTCTTAACGGTACTGCGTTAACACTGCTAACATTAATATTTGATAATCCGTTAATTGTTTGACTGCTATAACTAGCATCAATTGCATCAGAATCAACAGTAGTCAACAACGCGGCACCGGTTACTGGATCAGTTGCTAATGTATAATATTGTCTAACTTGGAATCCACTCATTGGTGAATCAAGTTCTGCTTGTTTTATAATTGCATCGTTAATTTCAAGTTCTTTAGTACGAGTGCTTAACAATTCACGTAGTGCATAATTTGAATCTTCCCCTGCAGGCTGATCAAGAATATCGGAATATTGCTGACTATCTGTAAGTTTTTTAAGTTTTAATCTATATAAATGAGGATACCATGTAGCACTGTACCCCTCACTTGGACGATCTACTTCCTCAACTACAAAAAATCTAGGCATGCTTAAATCTAAGTCGTTTAATGCAAAATCATCTTTTAAATGCGGCAACTCCATAACATCACCTGCAATTAATTTGCGACCAATTGTAGTAATAATGTCGTTAATATGCACTGTCATAAACACTGTATCGTTATCAATAAACAAACCAAACTGGCTTAAATTGAAATTAAGATTTTGAAGTTGATAATGACCACGAATACGATAAATTTCTTGTTCATACTTGCGATCACGGTTTTCTAAGAATAATAAATCTTGAATATTTGTTTCTTTTATTACATCATATATTGGTTGATCAGCAGTTCCTTCTAACGGATTTTTAGGTCCTAAATATTTATGAACGTGAACATCTGTGCAACCAACTTGGAACATCAATGATATTTGACGATCAATGAATCTATAATTATTTCCTTTTTCTGGGGTATATAAACTTAATCTGGGCAAAGTTCTTCTCCTTTATCATATTTATCGTAAGATAAATATAGTAGGAGAACTATTATGTCTGACGAAACCACATCATTGATAGAAAGAAATAAAGTATTTGAATATGTAAGCACTATGTTAGGTGCGGGAATGATTGATTTGGACCTCGACCCAATTCATTACGAAACTGCATTAGATAGAGCGTTAACTCGCTTTAGACAACGCAGTCCAAATGCAGTAGAAGAAAGTTATAGCTTTTTAGAACTAGTACAAGATCAAAACGATTACAGATTACCTGACGAAATTATAGAAGTACAGAGTGTATTTAGACGTGCTATTGGTTCACGTTCCGGTATGGGTGCAGGTGGAACATTGTTTGAACCATTTAATTTGGCGTATACTAATACATACATGATGAGTGGTAGTATGATGGGCGGACTTGCAACTTATGAATTGTTTGCAGGTTACCAAAAACTAGTTGGTAAAATGTTTGGTAGTTATATTGAGTTTAAATGGAAACCTACTAGTCATGTGTTGACAATCTTACAACGTCCATTTGCACAAGGTGAACAGATTTTAATTAAGTCACATAATTATCGACCTGACTTTGTATTATTAACTGACATCTATGCTAAACAATGGTTGCGTGACTATACACTTGCAACTTGTAAAATTATGTTAGGAGAAGCACGTAGTTTATTTTCAACTATTGCAGGACCGGGTGGCGGAATTACACTAAACGGTAATGATATGAAATCTGCAGGTAAAGAAGAACTTGTTGCACTTGATAAAGAACTTGAAACACAAATATCTGGCGGTCAAGGCTATCATTTTATAATTGGTTAACTTGACATTTTCCTAAGATGAGCGTATAATGCGTTTTTAGGAGAATAAAATGATAATTGGAATCGTAGGAAACATAGGTGAAGGCAAAGACACTATTGCTGATTACTTAGTAAGTAACTATAACTTTAAACGTGAAAGTTTTGCAGGTACTTTAAAAGATGCAGTGTCTGCAGTGTTTGGATGGGACAGAGAATTACTTGAAGGTAGAACTAAAGAGTCTCGAGAATGGCGTGAACAAGTTGACACATGGTGGGAAGATAGATTAGGTATGGTTGGATTAACTCCTAGATTAATTTTACAGCTGTGGGGTACTGAAGTATGTAGACGTGGCTTTCATGACGATATTTGGGTTGCTAGTTTAGAAAACAAATTACGTAATGTAGGTACTGATGTAGTTATAAGCGATTGTAGATTTCCTAACGAGTTTGATACTATTAAGAACTTAGGTGGTATTATTGTTCGAGTAAAAAGAAGTCTAGATCCGGAATGGCATTTACATGCTAAGGGTGCATCAGCCGGTAACATAGAAGATATTTTAATGTTAAAAGAGTTCGGAATCCACGAAAGTGAATGGGCATGGTATGGTTTAGAAGTAGATCATATAATTGATAATACCGGCACATTAGACGAGTTGTACGCAAAAGTAACTAAAATAGTTAAGATATAACGCCATAAAATTACAATTTCCTATAAATACAGTTAGAACTTGTATATATGGAGATTATAATTATGGCTCAACTTAGTTCACCAGGCGTTAGCGTATCTGTTATTGATGAAAGTTTTTACACAGTATCCAACGCCGGTACAATACCTTTAATTTTTGTCGCTTCGGCTTCAAATAAATTAACAGGGTCTGGAACAGGCTTTGCTCCAGGCACTTTAGCAAAAAACGACGGTAAAGTATATTTACTTACAAGTCAAAAAGATTTAGTGGACACATTCGGCACTCCAATTTTTAAAACCGATACTAACAACAATCCAATTCATGCTGGCGAGCAAAACGAATACGGTTTGCAAGCTGCATATAGTTTCTTAGGTGTAAGTAACCGTGCGTATGTTGCTCGTGCAAGTGTTGATTTATCTCAACTTAATGCATCTGCAGTAATGCCAACTAGCAATCCGGTTGACGGTGCGGTTTGGTTAGATACTGCTGCAACCCGCTGGGGTGTGTTTGAATGGAATGGTTACGATGCAACAGTTATTGATGGTCAAACATTTAAAAATGTAGTACCGTTAGTAATTACTGATTCAACCCAAGTTGAAACATTATTAAGCGGAAAAGTAGCTCCTAAATCAAGCATTGGATTAACTGGATCATACGCAGTTGTTGCAGTATCAAGTCTTATTAAATTATGGTACAAAAAATTCCTAACACATACTGCTAGTACATGGGTAGAAGTTGGATCAGAAGAGTGGAAAGCAAGTCGCCCGACTATTGCTGGAACAGGGTCTGCAGTTGCGTTAAACGCTGCAATAGATGGGTTTTTTATCAATAACATTGAAATTGCACTTGATACATTAGGTAGTGAAATTACAACATTTTCAGGGTTAGTTTCTGCAATTAATGCTAATCTTGATCTTGCAGATTTAGGTATTACTGCTGCATTGATTAATAATAAAATTGAAATTTATTCAACAGGCGAGCCGGTTTCGTTGTCTGGTACTGCATATATTACTGCATCTAAGTTAGGCGTTAGTAGAGATTACCCATATTTAGCACCTGCTTTACAAATTTCTGCTCATACATCTGTTCCGTTGTTTAAAAGAAAAGATAATATAGCTACTGTAAATAACAGACCATCTGGCTCTATTTGGATTAAAACAACTGCTATGAATAATGGTGCTGATTTTATCATTAGCACTTATAAATCAGCATCAAAATCTTGGGTTCCTTCAACAGTTTCTGTTTATCCAACAGGTGCTGCTGCACTAGCAGGGTTAGATTCAACAGGTGGCGGATTGCGTATTGCAGGTAACACGATCTTTGTTAAAACTAACGAAACCCAAGCTACTCCTAATAGTCTTGCAACTTATACAGCATATCGTCGTGTTGGTGTAGGTGCTACTAGAATTGAATCTGAAGAAATTAGTGTTGCTAATTTTCCAGGTGGTAGTGGTGCTGCAGGTGATTATGAATTTACTATGTATGAAAGCGTAGTTGGATCGTCAGCATTACAAAGTAGAGTAGTATCATTCCATATTGATGCCGATAGTGCAACAGCTCAAATTATTGATATAATTTTAACTGCAATTAACACTACGACAACTACATCAAACGTTTCTGCAGTTCATGTAGGCACTTCAAAAATTGCTATCATACATGCAACAGGTGGAGATATTGAATTTGCTAACGGTGATAATAATCCAATCACCTTGTTGTTCTCTACAACAAAAACAGCAAACTTTTATCAACACTCAAATGGAGCCTATTACATTGCTAGTTTGTGGACAAAATTTGCAGCTGATAAATTATCATCATTTATTACTCCAAAAGGTTCACAACCAACCGCTGGTCCAGTTAATGGCCAACTTTGGTATGATTCAAAAATTGAAGAAGTTGATATCTTAGTTCATAATGGAACTACTTGGGTAGCACATCGCAATTTTGATCACGGTGACGGTTTAGGTTTAACTGATGCAGCTGGCCCAAATGTAAGTCCAACTCGTCCTCTTTACCAAAAAGATGGAAGTGAATTAGTCAATGGCGATTTGTGGATTGATTCGTCAGATACTGACAATTATCCAACAATTTACAAATTTAACAACTTTTTAAAATCTTGGGAGTTAGTTAATAAAACTGATCAATCTACCGAAGATGGTATTTTATTTGCTGATGCAAGATGGAGCACCTCTGGTACGTTAAGCGACCCTGCAACACTTACTGCGTTGTTAGGCGGACTTAATTTACCATTAGAAGAAAGAAACGCAGCTAATTTCTTAGACTTTGATGCACCAAATCCTGCATTATATCCAAAAGGTATGTTGTTATGGAATTTACGTAGAAGTGGATTTAATGTTAAAAGATTCCACACAAACTATGTTAACAAATTAACACGTAATACTAGATATAACAACGAAACTATGTCACTGTATTATACAGATCGTTGGGTTTCTGAAGCAGCTAACAATGAAGATGGATCAGGCGCATTTGGTCGTGTTGCACAACGTAAAGTTGTAGTTCAATCATTACAAGCGTTAGTTAATGCAAACCAACAAGTTCGTGAAGAAGAAAGAGTTCTTAATTTACTTGCAGCACCTGGATATCCAGAGTTAGTTGGCGAATTAAAAATCTTAAATTATGATCGTGGTATTACTGCGTTTGTAATTGCTGATACACCTGCTCGTTTACCGTCTGATGCTACTTCTTTAAGTAACTGGGGTAACAACACAAGTGTTGCAGTTGAAGATAATGATCAAGGTTTAGTATCAGCTGATCCGTACATGGCGTTCTTTTACCCATGGGGTTATTCAAGTGACAATATTGGAAACAACATTGTTGTCCCTCCAAGTTTTATGATGTTACGTACTATTGCATTAAGTGACAATATTAGTTATCCGTGGTTTGCTCCAGCTGGAACATCTAGAGGCGTTATTAACAATGCAACATCGGTTGGATATGTAGACGGCGAGGGTGAATTCCAAGCAGTTGCGTTAAACGGCGGACAACGTGATACATTAGCTAGTATTAAAGTTAACGCGCTTACATCTATTGCAGGTGCCGGAGTAGTTAATATGGGTCAATACACTCGTTCTTCAACAGCAAGTGCATTAGACCGCATTAATGTTGCACGTTTAGTAGTGCATTTGCGTAGAAAATTTGCATTATTAGCTAGACCTTATTTATTTGAACCAAATGATGATGCTACTCGTAAACAAATTAAAAATGCTGCAGAATCTATGTTAATTGAATTAATGGGCCAACGTGCAATTTACGATTACATTGTAGTGTGTGATAGTTCTAACAATACACCGGATAGAATTGATCGTAGCGAACTATGGCTTGATGTTGCAATCGAACCAACAAAAGCAGTAGAATTTATTTACATTCCATTGCGTTTGAAAAATACTGGCGAAATTAAAGGTCTAGGATAAGGAGAGAGAAATATGTCAATTGCATCATTATCAAACTTTTCAGTCCCTATAAACGGGGGTGATAACACAGGCATGTTAATGCCTAAATTAAAATATCGATTTAAAGTAACATTTGATGGCTTAGGTGTGTCAGCTGATACAACTGAGTTAACAAAACAAATAGTCGAGGCAGCTAGACCAACTGCTACGTTTCCTGATCAAAAAATTGATGTATACAACAGTATCATCCATTATGCAGGTAAACCAAACTGGGGAACAATTGCTATTAAATTACGTGACGATTCAACTGGCGTAGTTAACAAGATTGTTGGCGAACAAAACCAAAAACAATTTGACTTTTTTGAACAAAGTTCAGCTGCAGCTGCAGGTGATTACAAATTCAAAATGACAATTCAAATGCTAGATGGTGGTAACGCTGGTAACTTCTCAGAAGCAAACGTATTAGAAACATGGGAATGTTACGGTTGTTATATTACTGTAACTACATTTGGTGCGTTAGCGTATGCTGACCAAGGTACAGGTATGACAATTGATTTAACAATTCAACCTGATAACTGTGTTCAAATTGTTGGCGGCGGCATTGGCGCAACTGATACTGCTAGAAACCCTGGCACAAGTGCTGTGGGCGGAACCGGTACCGGCGGCTAATTTGCTGTTACATAAAGAGCCCGTTTTACACGGGCTTTTTTATGACTAAAATATAAACTATGCACTTTATGAAATAGATAAATATATGTATGGCATACGCAGATAATAACCTTTTAAAAACAGACCCATTCCAGCAAATAAGATGTCAGCAACACGCTGCTCGGACTTTTGTTGACGACAGTTTTAGATTACTTCCAAAAAACAAGTTCTTATTCCATGTTGCATTTAATATCAACTGGCCGGCATTTAAGGGTAAAAATATTAATTTTAGTTTATTAGAAACTCTTAAAGATGAGATTAACTTATTAGTTAAGTCAGTTGATTTACCTGCATATACGGTTACACACGAAACATTAAATCAATACAATAGAAAGAAAGTAGTTCAGTGTCAGCACAAGTATGGAGAATCATCAATTTCATTTCATGATGATAACATGGGATTAATAAATCAGTTGTGGCAAGCATACTACAAATATCATTATGCCGACCCGACTGTTGCAACTGCAAAAGGTGCGTATAATAAAACTGCAACTAAACCGTCGTCGTATATTAAAAACCCATACGGATACAATGGCCGTGTTGCACCGTTCTTCAATTACATTACAATTTATCAAATGGCTAGACATGAATATGTTAGTTATACATTAGTTAACCCAATTATTACATCATGGTCTGGCGGAAAGGTTGCATATTCAGAAACTTCTTCATCGCACGGCTTTGAAATGAAACTTGCGTATGAAGCAGTTTCATACGACACTGGGTATGTAGATTCTGGAAGAATGGAAGGGTTTGGATCGTCACATTACGATTGGACTCCGTCACCATTAACCACTGATCAATCAGTTAATATCAATACATCAACATCACCGTCATTTGCTAGAACAAGCGGGTTTGGCTCATCTGACACTACGTCAGCAACTAACGCTAATAATACTACAGCTGCTCAAAAATCTGCAGCTGCTAGCAAAAGTGCTGCATTTAATAACGCAGCATCTGGGCTTACAACCGGTAGCTTACAAGGCGTGTCTCTTCCGCAATCGTCAACTTTATCTAGAACTCAAGCAGCACAAGTTAATTTGTTAAATACGATAGTACCAAGAACAACAACTAACACTATTGCTCCAGAATATACAGCAGGACAATAACAATGATTACTAATTTACCAACCTCAGCACAAGCAGCTAGCGAAGCTGAAATTAAACAATTTTTTAATAAATTTTATACCACTGAGGTATGCTTTCCTGCTGCTGAAATTGACGCAGTAATTGGATTTTTTCAACGTCGTGAATTTGATACTACAAGTGCTAGGACTATTGCAATTGTATTATTAAATCAAGCTAGGTCCGATGATGTAAATGTGTTTACGTTATTAGAAACTCTTAAATCTATACCAACTATGCAACTGTCATCAGTTGTTGCTCAAATTTTAAATTCATATCGAGAAAAAACAAGTTTAGTTGGTTATCGCACTAGCATTAGTGATAACTCATACGAAACGAGAAATATTTTAGTATGAGTAGTCGTAAATTTGCTAAAGGTAAATACACACCTAAAAACCCGGGAAAGTATGTAGGAACAAAAATTCCGTATTATAGAAGTTCGTGGGAAATGAGTTTTATGAATATGTGTGATACAAATCCTGCTATACAAAAGTGGGCTAGCGAAGCAATAACTATACCATATAGAGATCCATTAACTAATCGTAATACAATTTATCTTCCAGATTTTTTTATACAATACATAGATAAAAATCATATTATCCACAACGAAGTAATTGAAATAAAACCCGCAAGTCAACACATATTAGAACGTGTTGGTAAAAACAAATACAACCAAGCACAGTATATTAAAAATCAAGCTAAATGGGCAGCAGCAATGTCCTACTGTA